AAACTGGCTCAAGTGGTGGTAAATGATGAGCCGCTTCCTGTTACTCTGTAGTATATTGTTACTATCAGGATGCTCGATGTTTAAAGGAATGTTTCCTCCTGTTAACCAAGAACGAGGGTTTATAGATGATTTTGGGGGAGTAACTAACATAGAAAAAGTAGCAGCACTAGAGAATCTAACTATCCTTAGTGGAATAGGAGGATTCTGTTTGTTATCTGGTATCGTTTTACTTACAATTTCAAGGGGGACAATGGGCTGGCGACCTATAATTGGAGGAATCGCTCTAATTATTTTAAATTATGTCATCAGTATATATGCATCATGGATTTTCCTACCAATCATAGGAGCTACGGGTGCTATTAGTATCGCATGGGGATACAGTAACGTGCGAGAAATGTTAAAACTTAAGAAGGAGAAAACATATGGATAGTTTTCTAGGTACAGTGTTTTATAGTGTATTGATCTTTATTGCAGGAGCCTTTGTAGGCGCACCGCTATGGGGATGGGTACGAAAAATGTTTCCGTGGAATAAATAATACTCCGAAAGGGAAAGCAAATGGTAAATATGACAGGGGCTATCCCTATATTAGAAATTATCATAGGAGCTGGCGTAGTCGGCATGCTATGGCAAATGAATCGACAAATAGGATCCTTAACACACGCTATCGAAAGCTTTCACGATATGTTGGAAGACCACGAAGCTCGCTTAAGGACAATCGAAAAGGAAAAGAATAAATGACAGAAAGTAATCAGACTCCACAGGAACAATCACCTGAGGTATTCGAATACCAACAGGAGACTCCTAATGAGATCATGGATACAGTCCGTGATACGGAACAATCTATTACAGCAAGTGCAGATGAAGTAAACGCTGCTAGGGAACGTGCTGCTTTTGAAACTTATGTGCAAGAAGGTGGAAAAACTATACCAGAGAACTTTGCAGACGCAGGTTCATGGTTTGATTCCCTCAAGGAAGCACAGAAGAATTATACTCAAGGTCAGCAAGAGATTGCTGAACTAAAGAAACAATACTCAGATACAGGTCCGATAAACCCAAATGCTACAGAGCCAGAGAAGCCCGTAGAGGCTGTCTCAGAACCTTTAGCTGAAGGGGAGCTACGGATCCCTCCTAAAACAGAGGAACCCGTAGAGGAGCTCTCAGAGGCTTCAGAGAATATCCTAGGTGTAGACCAAAGTAACTGGGATAATTGGTCCTATGAGGTGGCTGCCACAGGTACGCTATCTGAGGAAACTCGACAAGATATTACGAATCGTACAGGTCTTAATGGTCCTATGATTGATGATTTTCTTACGGGACAGAAAGCAAAGATGAGAGAATCATATGCTCAGGCAGGGAGTGTCGTCGGTGGAATGGAACGACTACAGTCTATGTTACAATGGGCATCTGAGAATTTATCTGAAGATGTGCAATACAGTATCAATGCTGGGATGGCTACTCCAAACATGAGGGACATTACCCTCAGAGGACTAGCGTCCAAGTATGATGCTGATGCACAATCTAAACCTATCAATAATGAGCCTGAGGCTACTCAAAATAGAGTAAACCAAACGGCTACTAAACAAACCTACACCACCTATACTACAAGACGTGAGTTCTTACAAGATAGGAACAACCCTAGATTTAAGGTAGAACCTAAGTTTAGGGAGGCTGTAGAACAACGCATGATGCGTACAAATTGGAATACATTACCTGAATAATTGGACGATCAGGTATACATCGGGAATAGATACCTTAAGTAAATCCCCCTAAGGGCAATGGATGACTTATAAATTCTATGACCACCACAAGTTAGACTCTCGCTGCAGGGAATAATCTATATGTGTTAGTAATAGTCCTATATTTTAACCTTTATATAAGGAGTTTAGTATTATGGCTGATTCACTCGGTAATACTGACATGGGGTATAGATCCTCAACAACTGCAGCAACTTCGGGGGCAAACCCTCCAGGTAAGCTGTGGCTACCAGTTTGGTCTGGTGAAGTAATTCATGCTTATGATGAATATAATATGTTCGAAGGTTTGGTAAACTCAAAGACGATCCCTAGTGGTCGATCAATGGAATTTCCAATCACAGGAACAGTAGATCTCGAAGCTGCATGGGATGCAGGTGAAGAGCTAATGGGTGGAACAAACTCAACAGCTACTACATTCCAAGTAACATTGGATAAGCGTCCAATGGCGGCTCACTTTGAACTTGACAACGTAGACCTCATGGTAACCCAATGGGAATACCGTGCAGAACTCGCTCGTCAAGCTGGTTTGGTTCTAGCGAATACACGGGATAAGCAAATTGCTGCTTACCTAGTACGTGCTGGTGCTGAATCTCAACGAGACGATGCTAATGCATCAAGTGACGACGATCCACGTCCAGACATGAGTCTTGACAATGCGTTGTACTCAGATGCAGACTTCGCAAATCTCGGGCTTTCAACTGCATCCTCTTCAAAGCGTATTGAAGCTGCTCTTAAGGTACTTCAAGCTATCGAAGACTTCTGTGTTCACCTCCAAGAAAACAACATCCCTGTGGGTGGTGTATATTGTGCTGTAACGCCACAAGCGTTCATGGACATTCGTTCACTTGGTGTAGCAAGAGCTGCAGATATCAGTAATGTTTACAATGCTCAACCAATGTTTGGTGGTGTTGCACAAGCTGGTGGTCTAGGTGCTCCGTGGAGTAATCCACTTGGTGCTCTTCAAGACTCACTTGAATACATGGGCTGTAAGATTATTAAGTCTAATCATATCCCTTCAACCGATGCTCCTACGCTCGGTGAAGCACGATATAACCTAGACTTCTCAACAGCTGGTGTTAAAGCTTTGATCTGGCAAACAGGTTGTGTAGCTTCCCTAAGACTACAAGGTCTTAAGGTTGATACAGTGGATGACATACGTAGAAATACTGTGTTTACAGTTGCTAGTATGATGGGTGGCACAGGCGTTCTACGTCCTGAATGTTGCGCTGTCATCACAAGTGACTCTAGTACTACTACTCGTGCTGCATTAGCGACCGATCTCGGTAGTAATTTCGCTACTGAATATGGTGCAAATAACGGATAACAACTTTAGTTATACGTACTTCGGGCTGGTCCCCCTTCGGGGGGATTGGTCTTTTATTTAACAGGAGGATATCATGGGCTATATCACAAGATTAGATGCCGTCAATGAAATGCTATTAGCAGCAGGTGAATCACTAGTCTCTGACTTAGAGGAATCCTCTGGTATCGACACGGAAGTTGCTGAGTTCATGCTCAAGAAAGTAACTAACGAATTCCAAATGCGAGGCATTGCTGGTAATAAGTATATTAAGAAACTTAAACCAGATACTAATTTAAGAATAGTCTTACCATCTGATTGTTTATCAGTAGATTTACTAAGTCATCATGTAAGTGATAACAGTGTAGATGGTTATGACGGCTATGTTATAGAAACAGGCATACGAGGAGAACCTAATGGCTACCTTTATAATGTTACAGAACAAACAGAATACTGGGATGCAGGTACTGAGTATACTATAGAGATAGTGCAAAGAATCAGGTGGGAAGATATGGATACGGCAATACAACAGGGGATTATATCCTCGGCTACACGCTGGTATCAAATGATTACCCAAGGTGACGGAGAGGCTGACCAATACCTAGCACAGAAAGAGATGCGTAGTATGGCTAAGGGAAGGGCATCGGATATTCGACACCGTAGAAGAAATATCTTGAATAATAGTTTAATTAACAGAGATAGAATGACTTCTAACGATCCCTCCAGATTTAGATTCTGGAATTTTAGGGGTTAATATGGCTAAATCAAAGAAGAACTCACAAGTTAGATTACCAATTAATACTCTCTCTAGTGGTGTGGGCAGACAAGCCCCCAGTAAGAGACTACCAACAGAAGCCGAGAACATTGATAACGCTTTCGTTACTTTAGAGAGATCTATATCCAAACGAGCAGGGTCTCAGATTATATCCGAGATAGATGGGACAAGAGTTGATCTAGGTATTACAGATATCTTAGGTAAAGACTTATGGTTCTTTTGGTTTGATCTTTCAGAAGAATCTAGGTATCTTATTATTGTAGATTTTAATGCTGAGAATAGTTCTGATAGATTACTATGGATCTTTAGGGTTCTGGCTAGTGGGTGGAAAGATATCTCACCTGATAATGGTATTATATCTTCAGCTCTGAGGAGTTATCTAACATACAGACCAGTAGGCTCTACCACAAATGCTAGACAATCTTTAAAGGGTATCTCAGTTGGACAAGATGTACTTCTTTTGAACCGAAACGTCAAAGCAGGATTTAGTTCAACCGATAGTGGTCCTGCGTTTAGAAGCTCAGGTACTATAGGTACTTGGGAATATGATATAATTGAGGGCGGTACAGGATATGATTCTACTACAGAATACACTACAACTAGTGATAATGGGTCTGGATTAATCTGCAAAGTCTCTCAATCAGCTGGTGTTGTAGATGGTATCTTAGATATTATAAATGCAGGAAATGATTATCAGTTAAACGAGTTAGTAACCATAGGAAGCGGAGGAGCTACAGTAAGACTCTTGAATCCTCAGAATTATCTTTATAATTATGACGGCTCTACTAGTACTACAGTAGACAGTAAGGGAAAACCTATTGGATACTATACATCAGCTACTCAAGACCCACAAGCAAAAGCCACAGAATGGAATACATACGAAGATTACTTAGCTGGTGATCTTGTAGTGTATGGTTCAGGCGGTAGTGATCGTAAGATCTATGAAGCAAACCAAGACATCACTGGTACAGGGGGAGCAGACAATCCTGTTACAGCTACTACTGAATGGGACGAACAGAGGGATGCACAGTTACTATTAGTAGAAGACTGGGTATACCCCGACGTAGAGAATCTAGACCTAGGACAAGCGTTATCTGACTTTAGTGAAATTAAGTTTCCTCCACTATCTACAGACATGACAGCAAATAATGGTGCTTCCCGAACAGGAACAGGCGATAGAACAGAGGCTGTATTAGCAGCTCTTTATCCAGACACTGGAGATTCAGAGGGACGTGGTAAAGTTTACTTCGTTAGTGGTACATACCTATCTACACTGCCGGGATATTATAGAATTATTTCTAAGACTCCAGAAGATGGAGGAAAAGGACGACCTTATACCCAACGTGTTAGGACTCCTGACAAACATAGCTACTTAGATATAAACAGAATGCCCGTGTTATTATCCTTAGTTGATACAGATTCCTTTAAACTCGAGCCTGTCTCTTGGGATACAAGAACAACGGGAAGCATTGACTCCAATCCAGGACCCTCTGTATTTACAAATAGAGATGGAACCCTACGACATATTGAGATTAACTCAATGGCTTTTTATAGAGGTAGATTATTCTTAAGTGCGGCAGACACATTATTCTCCTCTAGAATTGGAGACTTTGATAATCTATGGCTTAATGATCCAGCGAATATTACATCAGGCGATCCTCTAGATCTTCAAGCCTCATCAAACAAATACTCAAGAATTAATTCGATGATACCATTCTCGGATTATCTCTTCATTAACACCGATAGTGATACTCAGTTTGAGCTCTTGGGATCTGAGAACCAGATCACACCGTTCACAGCTGAGTTAGCACCTACGGCATTCTATAGTACATCACCGATGGTTGATCCAGTACTTATGGGATCTCAGATATACTTCTTCTCACCCAATAGAATGTATCTATACTTTTCATCCGAGGCATCTAATCTTAATACCGCAGTAGAGGTTAGCTCACATTGTCCTAATTATATACCAAGTGATTATGCTGCCGTTGGTGTAGCAGCGTCTCGAGATACTATTATCTTTGTAGACAACGATGATAAAAGTAAGATGTATTTCTATACTAATAGATTCTCAGGAGATCGTGTTATACAAAACTCATTCTCTAGGTGGATACTAAAGGATACTGCAGAAGTTTTAGGATTAACATTCTTTGATGATGATCTGTATACTATTACCTCCCAACAAGATAGTGCTGGGACCTCTTATTTATATCTAGAGAAGACATCAATGTCTGATGAGGAATATGATATACCTAGAATAGATCACAAATACCTATTAACACTCACTGAGAGTAATGCAAGTTACTCTAGTGTCTCTGATTCTACGACATATACAGTACCTTACCTAGATCCTCTTATTGATGAAGTAATCTTCCAAGTAGGGTGGGGCGAAGAAGAATATACCAGACAGGCAGTAGTATCTGTAACGGACGATCCAGTTGCAGAGACAACAGATATTACCATATCAGGTAACTATAGTACTGTGGGTAATAAAATATATTTCGGTAGAATGTTTGAGATGAATGTAGAGCTTTCCCCTCTTTTCTATCGAGACAAAGAAAACAATGTCGTCAACGGAGTATTGAACCTAAGAACATTATCAACACGTCATTTTAACACAGGTAACTACACCATAGATGTAAACAGAAGAGAACGCTCAGCATTCTCTAGTATCTTCAATGTAAATCAAATAGATAGTTTCAATACTACCTTATCAAACTTCAAACTCTACGAAGAACACGGAGAGTTTACCAGTAAAGTCTACGGATATGCTTCCGAGATTCAAATTTTTATCAAGAGTGATTTTCCTACTCCATGTAATATAACAAACATAGAGTTAAGGGGATTCTTCAAACCAACCTATAGTTCAGTCTTAGACTAAGGAGACAAAGCGTGGCAAACATTAATACTAACGATGAGTATGGCTCATTCGTAAAGTACACTGGCAATACTGGTCAGTTTACTTATTCATATAGTAGTCTAACCCTGAATAATTCAGTGAGCGACCAAGACCAATTAGTAATCTTACGACAGCATACCCCAACATCAACATTCGAAGCCGCCTCCACGCCTGACGGTCTCGGAGGAACAAAGATTACGGGAGCAGAACAATGGGAAGTGTGGTCATTACCTAATGATTCTTCTTCTGGTAGTTCTATGTATACTATAGATGATACTGCCAAGACAATTACCCTGTCTTCTACAGCTTCAGATTACGTATGGGATAGATCAGGGACATCAATCAATCTTCCTGTATTTGATCCTGACAATGATACATTGATTATCGTAAGAAAAACACATGGAGTTAATCCTTTTGTTTCCTGGAGCTCTGGTTCTAGGTTAACATCCTCTCAACTAAACCATGAAACACAGCAACTCTTAAATCTAACTCAAGAAATACACGACAAAATCTTTAAGACAACAGATCTTAACCCATTCTATGGAACTGCTGATGGCATTTGTCCTCTCGGTTCTACAGGTAAGATACCTTCTTCATATGTTGATAGTACCTCTTTTGATCTTAGTGATCTATATGTATACACAGGAGATGGACTTACAGGTGGGGATAACTTAAGTGATAGTATTACGTTATCCATAGATCTCCATAGTGATACGGCTCTAAGTTTCACTAGTGGTGAACTAACGATTACCTTGAATTCCAATCATCTTGAGTTTGCTAGTAATGTGCTTGATATAAAACTAAAGTCCTCTGGTGGACTCCTTGCGGATTCTACAGGAATCTATGTAGATCTAACTGATAGTACAACAACAGATGATTCTACTAAAGCTTTGTCTGCAGCTGGTGGTAAGACAATTCAAGATTCTATTGATCTCTATGGTTCAGGTATAGTATATTTAGGTGAGTTTGATCCCGCTGATCCACCGACTCCTCCTGCTCTTGAAGCAGGAATGACATATGATGTTATCGACGATGGCACTACAGCTACTCCATTCTTAGATGAGGACAGTGCTACCATCGCAGTAGTAACAGGAGATTTCTTACGATACAAAACAGAAGGTGA